GTGCGGGGCGGCGAAGCCGGGGCCGCGAAGCAGACGGCCGCACAGGGGGATCTCGCGCAGCGAAATGCCGCGCCCGATCTTGCGCGGCAAACCCAAAAGGCGGAAGGGCCGCACGCGCCCGTTCCGGCTTCGCCGCAGCGGGACGCGGCCGAAGGGAGGCAGGCGCGGCGCTCCCCCGCGCCGGACGCCGGCGCCGCCTGTGCACAGAGCGCGCAGGAGCTGCTGCAGGCGGCGGCGCGCGCGGCCGTACAGATGCTGGTGCGGACCGTGGACGACGAAAACGCCACGCTGCCCCAGCGGATGGACGCGGCAAAGACCATACTGGACCGCGTATACGGCAAGGCCTCGCAGCCCATCGAAGGGAACGGCGGCGCCGCGGTACAGGTCGTAATGTCAAAAGAAGTACGGGAGCTGATGGGCTGATGCAATGGGACATCGGGAAGCCGAACCCGAGGCAGATCGAATTTTTTAAGGCGCGCGCACGCTTTATCGCATACGGCGGGGCGCGCGGCGGCGGCAAAAGCTGGGCGGTGCGCAAAAAAGCCGCCGGGCTGGCGCTGTCTTACCCGGGCGCCGGCATTTTGATCGTGCGCCGCACGTTCCCGGAGCTGCGGGAAAACCATATCCTGCCGATGACGGCGGACCTTGCGGGCGTCGCCCGGTACCGGGACGCGGACAAATCCTTCACGTTCCCCGGCGGCAGCCGCATCGTATTCGGTTATTGCAGCAGCGAGAGCGACGTGCTGCAATACCAGGGACAGGAGTACGACGTTATTTTTATGGACGAGGCCACGCAGTTCACGGAGTTCCAGTTCACCACGCTGACGGCATGCCTGCGCGGAGCCAACGACTTCCCAAAGCGCTTTTATCTGACCTGCAACCCCGGCGGCGTGGGGCACGCCTGGGTGAAGCGGCTGTTCATCGACAGGCGGTACAAAAAGACGGAGCATCCCGAAGACTATGTGTTTATCGCCGCCAATGTGTACGACAACCACGCGCTGATGGAACATGACCCGGACTATGTGCGCATGCTGGAAAATCTGCCGGAGGAACAGCGCCGTGCGTGGCTGCTGGGCCAATGGGACATTTTCGAGGGCCAGTATTTCGCGGAATTTGACCGCAATGTGCATGTGTGCAGGCCGCACGGCATCCCGGCGCACTGGCGGCGCTATGTGACGCTGGATTACGGCATGGACATGCTGGCGGCGCTTTGGGTGGCTGTGGACGAGCAGGGGCGCGCCGTTGTGTACCGGGAGCTGTACGAGGGACGGGACAACGGAAAAGGGGAAAACGGCCAGGGACATATCATCAGCGCGGCGGCGCGGCGGCTGCTGGAGGTGAACGGCGGCGACGCGGTGCAGGCCTGGCTGGCTCCGCCGGACCTGTGGAACCGCAGGCAGGACACGGGAAAAAGCGCGGCGGAGCTGTTTTTGGAGAACGGCGTGCCGCTTACAAAGACGGGCAACAGCCGTGTGGCCGGATGGCTGGCGGTGCGGGAATTTCTGGCGCCGGGGCCGGGCGGACAGGCGCGGGGTGGCGAAGCCACGCGGGCGCAAGCCCGCGACCGCGCACGCCGGTTTTGCGTGCAAAACCGAGTTGAAAACGAGGAGGCGCGGGGCGGCGAAGCCACGCGGGCGCAAGCCCGCGACCGCGTGCGCCGGTTTTGCGTGCAAAACCGAGTTGAAGACGAGGAGGCGCGGGGCGGCGAAGCCGCGCGGGCGCAAGCCCGCGACCGCGCGCGCCGGTTTTGCGTGCAAAACCGAGTTGAAAACGAGGAGGCGCGGGGTGGCGAAGCCACGCGGGCGCAAGCCCGCGACCGCGTGCGCCGGTTTTGCGTGCAAAACGGAGTTGAAGACGAGGAGGCGCGGGGCCGCGAAGCCGCGCGGGCGCAAGCCCGCGCCCGCGTGCGCCGGTTTTGCGTGCAAAACCGAGTTGAAGACGAGGAGGCGCGGGGTGGCGAAGCCGCGCAAACGCTCCGCCTGCGAACGTCCGGCCCGGCTTCGTGCAGCGAAACGGAGGCGGAAGCGCCGCAGGCGTCCGGCCCGGCTTTGCCGCGGCTGCGCATCTTCGACACCTGCGCAAACCTGATCCGCACGCTGCCCGCCCTGCGGCACGACGAACGGAAGCCGGAGGACGCGGCGGTCACGCCCCACGAGCTGACCCACGCACCGGACGCTTTGCGCGGCTTCTGCACCTACTGGAGCACGGCGGCGCATGCGCCCGAGGCTGCAGTCCACGACATCCTGCGGGATGATTTCAACATGAAAAAGCCCACGGCGGGACCGCTGGGGCAAGGAGGGAAATATCGTGTTATCTGATCTTTTAACGTTTGTTCTGGCGCTTGCGGTATGCGGCATGGCGGTGCTGTGCGTATACTGCTACCGCCTCGGGCTGCGGGACGGCGGCTTCGCGCGGCGAAACGGCGAAGCGCGGCGGCGACTGCCTCTGCGAAACGGGGGAGGCGGCGAAAAGGAAAGCGTTTTCGAGCGCGGGTTTTGCACAGCGGAACGCGGCCGAACGGGAGCGGGGCGGCCCAGGCACGGCGGCCCGCGGGACGGCGAAGCCCCGCGGGCGGAGGCGGCCGGGGCAGCCCGCGGCGGCTTTGCACAGCAGACCGCAGCCGGGCCCGCGGCTGCGCCCGCGGGGGCGCAGGGATGGCGCGCGGACAAATATGACGCGATTCTGGCGAACATCGACGCATACGACGGGACAGAGAAAGGACAGAAGGTGATCGAATGATGCAGGAAAAGGAATGTACGGATATCTGGCGCAGGTATCAGGCGGGCAAGGACCATCACAACCGGACGAACATGTATACGCAGGCGGAAAAGTGCCACCGCTTTTACGAGGGCGACCAATGGCACGGGCTGCAGGCCGGCGACGAAGAGCTTCCCATGCTGAACTTTATCAAGCCCATCTGCCGCTACAAAATCGTGATGGTGGCGATGAACGACACCGCGATCCTGTTTTCTCCGATGGACAACGACCCGAAAAAGGCTGAGATCTGCGAAGCGCTGACGGCGTTTGCGGCGGCGCAGTGGGAAAAGGGCAAGCTGGACAGCAAGAAATGGGCCGTTGTGAAAAACGCGTGCATTACCGGCGACCATTATCTGTACTGCTTCGACGAGCGCACGCCCAGCGAGAGCGTTGTCACGGACATGACCCCGCGGCTGAAAATGCGGCTGATCGACAAAACGGCGCTGTATTTGGCCGACGAGCAGGAGCCGAACCTGGAGGAACAGGAATGGATCATCATCGCCGAGCGCGTACCGGTGGAAAACGTACGCAGGCAGGCCAAAGACAACGGGCTGCCCGAGGCGGAGATACGCCGGATCGTATCCGACGAGGCGGACGAAACGCAGCTTGGCGTGACGGGCGCGGACGAGGTGCAGACGGACAGCGGCAAATGCACGAGCCTTCTGTTCATGCGCAAGACGGACGGCGGCGTTGCGTTCTGCCGCTCCACACAGGCCGTTGTGTACCAGCCCATGCAAACCATCCGCGGCCTGGACGTTTACCCGGTGTGCGGCATGCGCTGGGAAGAAAAAATGGGCAGCGCCCGGGGCGTGGGCGTTGTGGAGCGGCTGATTCCGAACCAGATCGAGGTGAACCGCACGCTGGCGCGGCGGGCCATCTGCGTGAAGCGGTACAGCTTCCCCACGGTGGTGTACGACCAGGACAAGCTGCTGGCGCCGGAGAAGCTGGGCGTCGTGGGGGCGAGCATCGGCGTGAAAAACCTGAACGCGAACCCGGTGGGCAGCTTTGTGCAGTACCTGAGCCCCGCGCCCATCAGCGGCGACGCGGCGAATTTACAGGCCGAGCTTGTGGGCACCAGCCGGGAGCTGGAGGGCGCGGGCGAGGCCGCGACCGGACAGGTGGACCCCACGAAGGCCAGCGGCGAGGCCATCAAGGCGGCCCGCGACCAGAGCGCCATCAGCCTGAACGAGCAGAGCGCGGCCTACAAGCAGTTTGTGGAGGACCTGGCGATGATCTGGTACAAGCTGTGGGTGGCGTATTCGGTGCGGGGGCTGCGGCTGGCGGACGGCACGCTGCTGCCGCACGCGGAGCTGGAGGCGCTGGACATCGACATAAAAATCGACATTTCGCCCATCGACCCGTACAGCGTGCTTTCCCGCGAGCTTTCGCTGGAAAACGCGCTGGCGCAGCAGCATATCACATTTGAGGAATACGTGGAGGCGCTGGACGACAATTCCGGCGTGCCGAAGGACAAGTTCCGGGCCATTCTGGACAGGCGCCGGGGGGCCGCGCCGGAGCAAAGCGAAATGCGACCGAACGGGAGCAAGCGCCGGGGTGCGAGCGCGGGGCCACGGCAAGCGGAGCTTGGCGGGGTAGCGAGCACATTGCCCCCGGTGGGGGCGCTGCCCGGTATGGAGCTTGTGGGCAGTGGCGTGCCGGGCGGTTTGCCCGGCGCGGGAATGCCCGTGCCGGGCGGCGCGGGGCTCTTCTCAGGGATGGGCCCGGCGATGGCGTAGGAAAGGGCGGAGGGAATGGAAGCCGCGTGTGGAAAAAGAGGAAGGCCCCCGCTTTCGCGGGGCTGATTACGGGAACGGCAAAATAGCGGTGCGGGGTGGCGAAGCCATGGCCGCGAAGCGGACAACCGCACAGGGTGGTTTCGCGCAGCGAAATGCCGCGCGCGATTTTGCGCGGCAAACCCAAAAGGCGGGGCCGGTAACTGGCCAGCGCGGTTCCGCCGCAGGCGAAATGGAGCCGAACGGCGGCAAGCACCGGTTTTTGCGGAGCGAAAACCGAGATGAAATCGAGGAGGTGAAACAAAATGCTATGTCCCTTGTGTAAAACGGAGATGCGCATTTCCGGCAGCCGAACAAAGGCCGAGGGCGACAACAGCCCGGACACCGCTACCAAAGTATACATAGAGCAGGACCTTACCTGCACGAACGCGCAATGTGCGAACCACGGGAAAATCGTGGAGCAGCGGCGGGCGTATCTGATTGGACAGGCATAACAACGGCCGCACGGCTTCGCCGGAAAGCGGCTTGGAAAGGCGGGAACAAATGCAGAAAAGTGTGAAAAAAAGCAACAAAAAAACGGGCGCGGCGGGGAAATATACGGCTCCCGGCGCTTTTGGCGGGGCGCAGCCGTCCAATCTGGTGGAGCTGATCGAGGCGCAGCGCGGCAAAGCCGCTTCGTCCGCGGGCAAAAAGCAGGCCGCAGACACGGCGTTGGCAAACGAATGGGCGAATTTGCAGCTGCAAAGCTTCGGGCAGTTCGGGGCGGACCCGGCGGCAATTGCCGGGCAGCAGGCGGGGCAAACGGTTGGCGGCTGGCTTCACAGCAGCGCCGCAAAGCCGAAAGATACGGCGTTGGCAAACGAATGGGCGAATTTGCAGCTGCAAAGCTTCGGGCAGTTCGGGGCGGACACGCTTTCCCCCACATGGGGGCGTGTGGAGGAAACCCCGGAGATGACAGCGGCCGAACGCGAACGGGAGGCGCAGTGGTATGAACAAAACGCAAACGCCTACAATGCGTTGGGCGCGGACGGCCAAAGCACGGTACAGCGCGCAAACGATGCCGCCAACCGCTGGGATATCGCAAACAACATGTACCCGTGGATGCTGGACACAAGCGGGCTGGGCATGCCCATTGACCAGCAGCTGGCAATGGCGGACGCGTACGAGGAGCGCAGGCAGGCCACGGCCGCGCTGGAGCAGGCCGCGAACAGCCTGTCGGCGGACGTGGACGCTCGTTCGCTCTCGCGCTATGCGCAGCAGCTGGAAAACGCGCGGTACGCGCAGGAACTGGAAACCTCCGCGCGCCAGGGCGCAGGCGAAGCCCCGATACTGCACAACGCGGCAAGCGTGGCGGCAAACGCATGGAATCTGCCAGCTGCGCTGGACTATGCGAAGCAGTGGGCGCGAAATACATTTACCGGCGATTACGCGCCCATCGACGTGAATACGCCCGCGCAAACGATGAATATTTACCGGGACGCGGTGCGGGACGAAACGGGCCGCAACATTGAAGAAGGCCTGGGCGGCGGGCTCGCCGGGAAAGCGGCGTCCTTTGCGTATCAGACGGGCATGAGCTGGGCGGACAGCCTTGCAAACATGGCGATGAGCGGCGGAAACCCATATGTGTCCGGCGTGCTGATGGGAAGCGGCGCAATGACGAGTACCGTGCGCAGCGCAAAGGAGAAAGGCGCTTCCGACAGCCAAGCGATGGGCGCGGGCGTCGCCGCGGGCATTTTTGAAGGGCTGTTCGAGCAGTACAGCATTGAAAACCTTTCGTGGATGGCGAAAAGTGCCCCGCGCACCTTTCTGGACGTTGTGAAGAACCTTGGCAAAAGCATTTTGGGCGAGGGAAGCGAGGAGCTGTTCACCGAGCTTGCGAACGCTGCGGCGGACACGCTGATCATGGGCGACCTTTCCGACTACAACCTTGCCGTGCGGCAGTATAGGGCGCAGGGCGAGAGCGAGGAGGAGGCCCGGCGGCACGCAGGGTGGGACGTTGCAAAGCAGGCCGGGCTTGCGTTCGCGGGCGGCGGCCTGATGGGCTTTGGCAGCGCCGCGGGCGGCATGGCGTACAACGGGGCGGCGAACCGCTACGCCGCGCCGCGCGCGGTGGAAAGCGGTTCGTTTTACAACGCTTTGCAGTACGGCCTTGCACAGGGCGAGGACACCGCCGCGGGCCGTCTTGCGCGGGAGCTGGCAGGCCGGGACACGGCAAGCAGAGCCGACGTGATGCGCATGCTGCGGGCGGCGGAAAGCCGGCAGGCGGAAGGCGGCCCGGGCGCGCAGACACTGGTTGACCCGCAGCTGTACACCCGTGCCGAGGTGCAGGGGATGAGCGCGGGGGAGGTGCGCGAAAACTACGATGCGATACAGGAATCCATGGAAATGTGGGATGAAAACGGGGAACTGCAAGGCGGCACACAAAGCCGTATGGTTGACAGGCAAGCGCCCGGGACGGATAATAGTGGCAGCAGCACGGCAGGCGAAGCATGGCATGCCGCGCAAAACACAGAACAATTCAGTGGAGGTGCGATTGATGGAGGACAAGGAGTTTCAGAGAAAAGTGGATGGAATAGCAAAGATGGTGGAGCGGTATACAGGGGTGAAGGCCAATCCTCCAACGCGAGAAGAATTAGACGAATTGCGCAGGAAAATGCAGAACAGTTCCAGCGGAGCGCCCGAGAACGGGGAAAACAGCAAATAGAGAGGCATGGTGGCGCCAGCTATGCATATACAATAGCGAAACAGCCGGAGGGCGCAGCAAAACAAATTGCAGACGGGTTGAGCGCACGCGGGATAGAAGCTATTGTCATAGATGCTCCATTGGAGACGAATCAGAATGGCGTAACTGTGGAACGAGGGGATGCTGTTACAGGGCCGGATGGGCGTGTATATATTTATAACGGGACAGCGTTAAATCCAGACAGTGTTTTGGCGCATGAAAGCGTTCATGCAGCCGTGCGAAAGAATAAACCGGAAGCACATGATTTCGTTTCGGCCATTGATCAGGCCACAGATAAAAGCAGCTACTATTACTTGGCATGTGCACAGATTATAAACGAAGCACATTATGACGGGCAGCTTGATCTTACCACACAGGAAGGTCAAGCTGCGGTACGCGACGAAATGGCCGCATATTGGGCGGGGGCATACAATTCTAAAAATGCCGAAGAACTGGAATTGTTGAGTTGCATTGATGCACAGCAAGCGTTTACGGCGTGGAACGCGTTTAATACATTTGAAAACATAGACGCAGCCGCGGGAAAAACCAAAACAGGAGATATTTCTGCAACGACCGATATCCAAAATGGTTCTGTCCCTACACTCAAAGCGCCTTCGCATACGATATCGCCTGTTTCTAACAGCCGTATAGCACAAACAGGGGAAAACGCAACAGGCTTTTCAGGCCCGGCGGCTGAACGGACAAGCGACGTTTCAGCCGTTCCGTCTGCGCTGAACCCGGCCCCGCGCTTGTACACCCGTGCCGAGGTGCAGGGGATGAGCGCGGGGGAGGTGCGCGAAAACTACGATGCGATACAGGAATCCATGCGCCTTTGGGACAAAAACGGGGAGCTGCTGCAAAGCGCGGAGACGGAGACGGCGCGGCGCATGGCGCTGGAAACGGGGCGGGCCGGCAAAACAGACCTGGACTGGCTGGAGCATCTGGCGGGCACGGCGAAAATGGAGCTGCAATATGTGTTCCAGCCGGGCAGCGGGGTGCAGGCCGCGGTGCAGGGCAGGCGCATTACGGTGAACCTGGGCGGCGCGGGCTATGCGTTCGGCGCGGCGGTGCACGAGCTGGGGCACAGCATGAAGGCGGCGGACGCGAAAGCGTATGCGAAATTTGAGAGCGCCGTGCTGGGGCTTGCACAGAGCGACGCGGCTTTGGAGCAGATTGCGCGGCAGACGGCGGCGGACTACTTAAGCCCGGACAGCCCGGCGCGCGCGGGGCTGCTGGACGCACAGGGGAATATCGACGCGGCGGCGCTGAACGAGGAAATAAGCCTGCGGCTTGCGCAGGAGCTTGTGGCGGACCCGGAAAAGCTGGTGCGCGCGGTGGAGCGCGACCGGGGGTTGATGGAAACCTTTCTGGACTTTGTGCGCGGGCTGAAAAACCGCATCGCCATCCGTCTGAGCGGCAGCGAGCGGGCCATGCTGGACGAAGCGGAGCGCACGCTGGTGAACCTGCTGCGTGGCGAGGCGGGAAGCGTTGCGGGGGAGAAATACAGCTTTGTAGGCGAAAAGGCCAACCTGAACCGAACCGAGCGCGCGGCCCTGGAAACGGCAAAGGGAATGGAGCAGGACGGCGAAACGAATGAAGATATACGCCGCCAGACGGGCTGGTTTCGGGGCGCAGACGGAAAATGGCGAATGGAAGTAGACGATAGCGACGCGGTGTATTACCGGAACGGCAACGCCCGGCAAGACGGAGCAGAAGCCGGATAATGGCAGGGAAAAAGCGGCACACTGCGGGACTATTTGTACCACCCCACACTGGAACGGTTAGAACCTCAGGTGTTTGAAGTTCCGATGCAGGTAGTGGACACGCTGCCGCCCAACACAAACGCGCGGTACCGCGGCAGACAAGGCGGCATTGAAGCATCTAAAAGCGCGCAGCGCGGCAGCATTTTGCACGAAGCACAGCATGGCATACAGGAAGTCGAGGGATTTGCGCGGGGGAGCAACCATGCGAAGGCCAACCGATGGAGCTTTGTCGAAAACTATGAGAGAGTAAAAAATACTCCTGAGTATCTTAAATTACAGACGCCAAGGGAAAGACTTATATATGTAAGAAATGCGATGGCGGAGGAATCGTTTCAAGAAAATGAACTATCTGACAAGCGCAGATATCGTCAGGCTGGAGGAGAAATTGAGGCGCGGGACGTAGCCAAAAGGGCTGATTTTACAACAAGAGAGCGTTATGCAAACGCACCAGACCTGAGCGGAAACATGCGATATGCACAGGATTCTTGGCCGGATTTTATTGACATGCTGTTGGATATGGGATATTCTGAGGAGGAAATAACGAGAATCGGGGGCGTACATTATAATGGCTGAAGAAATGACGCTAAAAGATGACGAAATCGTGAATTTTTGGGAGAATACCCAAAATCTGATAGACGAGGAATATGAAAGACGACGTAAGACGGAACCGGACGAGGAGGGGTTGCTTTTACTTTCGATCGTAATGAAATATTGCGGAAACCCAAATGAGGAAGAATATGATGAGTAGGACTCCGACAAAACAGAGACAGTAGAATTAGGTGACATAGATAGTAGAGATTATTACGCAATGAAATATTTAGGGGCTGTAACGAACTTTTGGGTTTCGTCACAGCCCCCCTTTTGTATAGGAGCGCCGTGCTGCGGCTTGCGCAGGAGCTTGTGGCGGACCCGGAAAAGCTGGTGCGCGCGGTGGAGCGCGACCGGGGGTTGATGGAAACCTTTCTGGACTTTGTGCGCGGGCTGAAAAACCGCATCGCCATCCGTCTGAGCGGCAGCGAGCGGGCCATGCTGGACGAAGCGGAGCGCACGCTGGTGAACCTGCTGCGTGGCGAGGCGGGAAGCGTTGCGGGGGAGAAATACAGCTTTGTGCGCGCCACGGACGCGGAGCAGATCGCGCGTGCGCAGGAGCTGGAAGCCCAGGGAGAGAACGCGAAGACGATATGGAGCGAAACGCACCTGACAAGGGACGGCGGCGGCGCGTGGGTGCGGGAGATAAACGACCGCGGCGCAAAGCCGCGCCCGGACGGCGACGCGCGGGGCGAAAAGGGCGGCCGCCTTGCGGACTATCTGGAGCACCCGGAGCTGTACGAGGCTGTGCCGGGTATAGCGGATATAAACGTAAAATTGGGAATGCTGCCGGAAAGCGAAAAGGGGAAATACTCTTCCAAAAAAAGAATGTTGCATTTCGTTGAAGATACGTTTGAAAATAAAAGCATGTCGGACATAATGCACGAGGTACAGCACGCCATTCAAAATGAGGAGGAGCTTGCAGCGGGCGGAAGCCGAAAGCTGGCATATGCGGCGCTGGTGAGCGACGCATATGAAGCGGTAAAGGATACGCCGGAGTTCCAAAGCCTGCAAACAAAAGAAGAAAGGCTGCATTATCTGGAAGAAGCGGCGGCGAAACAGGCGGGCGCGCCCGATATAGAAACAGCGGCCACCAACGGATATGTAAACCTCGGCGGCGAAAAAATGGCGCGGCAAACGGCAAAGCGCTGGTATTACACCAAAGACCAGCGTGAAAAAACATGGCCGGACGTGGCGGGCAACGTGCTGGACAAAAGCGTTGAATCCCAGCGCATTGTTGAAACGCTGGAAAGGATAGGGTATACTGAAGATGAAATAGAGGCATTCATAAAAAATTGGGGGGACAAAAGTGACAAACAAACGGCAAAAGGAATACTATAAAGAAAAAACCAGATATTGGATCACAACAATCGATGACTTTGAGGATACACCGTATACATGTGCTGTGATTGATGAAACCTGCCGCTTGATAAAATTGATGGAAGCCCACCCGGAACTGGCGGAGGAAGAATATGTTCCCAGCGAGGAATTTTTGGAACAGGCAAAAGTGGAAGAAGGCTATTCATTCTATTCGATTCCCAGTTTGGATGCACGCTATGGGTTGTTGAAAAACTCAGAGCAGTTGAAAGAATTAAAAGAAGTGATTTCATTTTATAAACTGCACACTCCCCAATCTTATGACCCATATCCGCGCGAGACGGCGCAGGCTGTAATCGCGGAAGCCGCACGTCTTGAACGCTTGCTGCAAGAGCGTCCGGAACAGGCGGAGGAGACCTATATTCCCCCGGAAGAATACCTGGCGCAAATCAAAGGCACCATGTTCTGGTAAAACAAAATATCCCCGAAAACGCAAAGCCGCAGCGGTGCAAACCGCTGCGGCTTTTTTGCTGCTTTTTTGCCTGTTTTCTTTTGGAAAATTCCGGAAAAACGGACTTGCGAAGGCGTACAATGATTACAGGATAAGGTGGGCGCACGGGCTTGCGCTTATCCGAAATTCGCAGGCAACGCGGAAAAATCCAACCGCTTTCCAAGCGTAAAAAGGGGTGCCCGGAGGTGAGCGCCGCCAGCGGCGGATACAGCGAACCGGAAGGGCTGGGCAGCAGCGAGGAGCCGCACGAGCATGCGCCGCATGCGACGGAGGCGACCGCTGCAACCGGGGCGACGCTTCAAAGGGCACACAAAAAAATTCGCTTTCCAAGCGTAAAAAGGAGCAACCATGGAAGAAATGAACACCATCGAAATGCAGGCGCAGGAGAGCGCCGCAGGGACCGCCGGATATGCGGAAAGCACGGCGCCGGCCGGGCCGGAGGCTCCGCAGGGGGACCTGGGCGGCGCGGACAACGAAGGGACAGGCGCGCGGCGGCAGACACCGGAGGAAAACGCCCGTTTTGCCGCCATGCGCCGCCGGCAGGAGGCGCAGCAGCGGGAGGAACGGCTTTTTCACGAGCTGGTGGGCGACGCGCGCAACCCGGAAACCGGAATGCCGTTTGCGTCCAAGGCGGAATTTGTCGCGTGGCGCGACGGGGCGGCGGGCCGCGGACGCGCGCAGGCCGCGCCAGTGGAGCCGGAGACCCTCGCGCGGCTTGAGGCACAGCTCCGCCAACAGTTCAGGGCCACGGACCCGGAGTTCCTGGCGCAGGCCGCGGAGCTGAAGAAGGCCCATGACAGGGAGGCGCAGGCGCAGTTTTCAAACGATTTGAAAACCATCCGCGCGGCTTACCCGGACGAAAAGGCCCAAAAGGTAGAGGAGCTTGGCATTGAGTTCCTCAAGCTGTGCGCCGGCGGCATATCGCCGCTTGTGGCGTACGAGGCCATCCGGAACGAGAAAGCGCGCAGCGCGGCGAACCCGCCCAGCATGGGCGATGTGAAAACCTCGCCCACAACGGAAAAGGAGTTTTTCACGCGCGCGGAGGTGGCGGCTATGGACCAGGCGACGGTAAGCCGGTATTTCGACAAGATCCGAAAATCACAGCAATACTGGAAATAACGAAAGGAGAAACGACGAAGCATGGCATATGAGAATTTTATTCCCACCGTATGGGCGGAGGCGATCAACCGGGAGCTGGAAAAGGCGCTTGTGTACGCGGAGGGCTGCAACCGCCAATACGACGGTGAAGTAAAAGCGATGGGCGACACGGTGCGCATTCTTGGCGTGGGCAGGCCCACCATTACCACAACCACCGACAAGGCGATCACGCTGAGCGCCCCGGAAAGCGTGGAGGACAGCAGCGTGACGCTTGCCGTCCGGCAGATCAGCTATTTCAACTACAAGGTGGATGATATCGACAAGCGGCAGGCTGTGGGCGGCGTGATGGAGGCGCTGAACAAGGAGGCGACTTACGGCCTTGCGGACGAGATGGACAAGCACATTGCCGGTATGGCGGCAACGCGCGAGGCGGTGAAGTACGCGGCCAGCGCGACGGCTATCACAAAAGACAACGTGCTGGGAGAGATCGACAAGGCGCTGGAAAAGCTGTACGGCAACAACGTGCGGCCCAACGGCAAAATCATGATGGAGGTGCCGCCCTGGTTCTACATGCGCCTGAAGCAGGCATACACGGCGCTGGACACCGACAACAGCAAAATGCTGGAGAACGGCCGCGTGGGCAAGTACGGCAACGTTATTGTAAAGATGAGCAACAACGTCGCCGTGGATTCCAGCGCAAACAGCCTTATTACGGTGCACACGGACAAGGCAGTGGCGTTTGTGAACCCGATGACGCACGTGGAGGCGTACCGCCCGGAGAAGGGCTTCTCCGACGCGGTGAAGGGCTTTGTGCTGTATCAGGCGAAAATCGTGCGGCCCAAGGAGCTTGTGGTGCTGAACTGCAAGGCCGGGGCTTAATGGAAAGGAGTTTTGAAACATGGCTGCAACTGCAATTGCTTTGACAAAAATTCCCTTGAACGGCGGGGTGGAGCTGCCCGCTACGGCTGCGCTGGACGGCACGGCCGGGGCGGAGATTCAGTTTGACGGGCAGGACACGAAGATCGTGATCCTGATTGAAAACAGCGGCTCCAGCGCCGGGGACGTAACATTCAAAGCCGGAAATGGCATTCAGGGCGTCGCGGACCTTGTGGTGAACGTGGCGAACGGCAAGACCAAGGCCGTGGTGCTGGAATCCGGCGCGTTTAAAAAGGCGGGCAAGGTATATGTAACGGGCGCCGCGACCATGAAGGCGGCGGCGCTGCTGCTGCCGTAAGGGTGCCGAACGCCGCGCCCGCGCGGTGAAACAAAGCGAAAGGACGCCCCCGCCGGGAGGAATGCGAAAGCATGGCCCGGCGGGGGCATTTTTGCGCCGAAAAATGTGCCGAAAAAGAGGACGTACGCAGACGGAATGGAGGCAAGGCCGGGGTGCGAGCGCGGGGCCACATTTGAGCGAAGCGAAAATGGGGTAGAGAGCACGTTGCCCCCGGCGGGGGCAACGACCGGCCAGCCCGGTTTCGCCGCAGGCGAAAGGCGACCGAACGGGAGCAAGGGCCGGGGTTTTGCCGTTGGGGCCCCGGCGCGGCGCAGCCGTGACGGGAACGGCAAAACGTCGGCCCCTGTGGGGCCGATGACCGGCCAGCCCGGTTTCGCGGGGCGAAATGCGACCGAATGGGAGCAAGGGCCGGGGCGGGAACGGAAGCCGCGTGTGGGAAAAGAGGAAAGTCCCCCGCTTTCGCGGGGCCGATTACGGAATCTGCCGATGGCGTTACTTTCTTAGTGTTAAGAAAGTAACCAAAGAACACCGGGGGCGTTCCGTTCGGCTAAAAAATCATGATTTCAAATTCCGTATCAAATCATGATTTTTCTTCACGCCTCTCTCCGAGGCCCCCAGGCCCCCAACGGCAAATAAGGAACGATTTTCCGCCGCGCCCTTAACAGTAAGAATGACATGACGGGCGCTTCCCGGAAAATCTGGATTTTGATTTACCCGCATCCTTCGGATGCGAGAGTGTCACAGAAAAATACTCCGTTCCTGTTCTTCCTCTTCCGCCGGCAGAGAGTGAGCAAAGGAGTAAGGAATTTTGATTTTATTATTTAGTGCCGCCCCGGTGGCGCTGCCGGTTCTGCCTGCATGAAGAGATTCACGGCGGCGGCCGGCGCAGCAGGCTTCCCGTTGTTCAAAAGGCTGCCGGTTCTGCCTGCATGAAGAGATTCACGGCGGCGGCCGGCGCAGCAGGCTTCCCGTTGTTCAAAAGGCTGCCGGTTCTGCCTGCATGAAGAGATTCACGGCGGCTGGCGCAGCGAGTTTCCCGTTGTTCAAAGAGGCTGTTGGTTCTGCCAGCGCGAAGCGATTCGCGGCGGCGGCTGGCGCAGCAGGCTTCCCGCTGTTCAAAAAGGCTGTTGGTTCTGCTTGCGCGAAGAGATTCACGGCGGGCGCTGCCGCAGCAAGCTTCCCATTGTTAAAAAAGGAGGAAAAAATGAAAAAGAAAAAACAAAAGAAAACAGACGCGGCGGGGAAATATACGCTGCCCGCCGCCGGGCCGGGCTGGGAGCCGTCGCTGCCGGACCCGGAACAGCCCCCGCAAGTTCAGCGGCTGCCGTACCGGCCGGACCCGGAACAGCCCCCGCGGGTTCAGCGGCTGCCGTACCGGCCGGACCCGGCGCGGCCCCCGCAGGTTCAGCTGCTGCAAATGCAGCGCTCCACACTGCCGTATGTGGGGCGGGCCGGAAAAAACAGCGGCGCGGCCAACTGGGTTGAAAAGCTGGACTGGAAGACTCCTTCGGGCGCGCCGTACACAAGCGCGCCGGAGCAGGGCGGACCGTCCAACCTGGTGGAACTGATCATGGCGCAGCGCGGCGGTGGAGGCGGCGGTTTTTCGCCGGGTGCGGGCGCGGGACGGGGCGATGCTCCCGCACCGGGTACGGGCGTGGGCGGCGGCTTTGCAGGCGGTGGAGGCGGCCTGTGGGCCGGGGATGAGCACGCGGAGCAATCGTGGGGAGACAAGGCCCTGAGATGGCTGGACGACAACCTGTTCCGGCCGGCCGGATATCTGGCGGAAAAGTATGCGGGCGGCGCGGGCAAGCAGGCGGAAACGCTGTGGAACGGCATGGTCACGTGGGGCCGGGCGGGCGCCGCAGGCGAGCTTCAGCAGGACCAGCTTGCGGCGCAGCAGTTCGCCTTTTTGGGCGGGCCGTGGGAGACGCATGCGCAGGAGACGGAAAAAGCTAATACGGCTGTCACGCAGGCGCTGCCGCAGGCGGCGCAGGGGCTGCGCGGCGATGCGATGCGGGACTATGCCGAAGGGATAGACGGGCGCTACGGAGACCCGGACGGCCTGCTGGGCTGGCTGGGAGAAAGGGCGGATTCGGCCGGGCAAGGGCTTTTGAGCGGGGCGGCGCGGATTCTGGGCGTGCCGGGCGCGGGGACGGCGATGGATTTTCTTTCCACGATGGAGAATGCGGCGCAGCAGGCGCGGGAAAACGGCGCAGGCGAGGACGAGGCGTTCCTTTACGGCCTGGGCGAGGTGGTAAAGCGCATTGGCGGACAGCAGCTGGAAGAGTATTTCCGAAGCAAGGCGGGAGAGCTTTTTACGCGCGGCGAGGTGCAGGCGATGAGCCCGCGGGAGATAAGCGAGAATTACGACGCGATAAGGGAATCCATGGAAATGTGGGACGAAAACGGCGAGCTGCCGGAGGATGAACAGGGGCAGCCGGACGCGCCAACCCGGCCGGATGAACAAATGCAGCCGAATGCGCCGGAGCTTGAAAACGCCGGGGAAACTGTGTATGATGAAATTGACGAAAGCCTTTTGGCCCCAGGCTATGAGAACTGGACGGACCTGAACCGCTTCATGCAGACGGTGCTTGAAAACCCGGAGCTGAGCGTGGAGCAGCGCGTGCAGTACATTCAGCAGGCGTACGAGCGGACGAAGGACAAAACGGATATCCTGGTGCCGCGCAGCGCGGCGGATATTGAGAAAATCGAAGAAGACGGGACACTCAAATACAAATGGCCCAAATTCCTGGGCTTCAACCCGGGCTACACGGCCATTGGCGAGGGCACGGCGCTGCCCGCGCAGATGGACCGGTACGGGCATGCGGGCGGCAACAATTTCTGCTCCATTCCGGAGGCGGGCGCGTATACGTTTTTGCAGCGCGCGCTGCCATATCTGGAGAACAGCGCGGCATACCACGCGTGGAGCTTCAACGGGGATACATACCTTGCGAAAATAGAGGCCGTGCGCCAACAGGACTGGAACGGGCTGAACGGGCTGCTTGCGAGCGAGGGGCTTGCACCGGTGGGGGAAGCTGAATGTGAAGAACTGGTTGAGGCATATGAAAACTATCTTCGCAAGTTGCGGGAAAAGATAGGGGCGGATTTCAGCGCGCCGTATGGCGTGACGGGGACCGTGGCATCGGCGTTCGGCTCGGACGGCGGCGCGGATCAGTGGACGATGCCGCTGAGCGCATGGCAAATGGAAAAATTGGGGATCCTTTACTGAATTTACAAGGGAGGTTTACTGTTATGACAAAGGAAGAAATGTTTAAAGAAATGGAAAAAATGGCCCCGGTGTTGGAACGGAACGGAGTACGTATTGTTTTAGGAAGAAGAAGTGAAGGCGCATTCGCAAGAGGCTATTTTTTCAACGGAGAAGCAGGCTTGTGGGAGGTGTATTCCTGCGGGGAGCGAAATGAATATTTTGTACGGAAGCAGACCGGCTCGGAGCAGGAGGCGGTGGAAAAGTTGTACCGCATGGCAAAGTATGAATATGAATCACTTTTAGAATACATGGAACGTGAGCGGCAAAGAAAAGAGAGAATGCAGAACGGGCAGAGATGAGCCTTTCGGAGCAAAGCAAAAAAGGAAAGCGGGCGCGCTTTCCTTTTTTGGCATACGCGGCAAGGTGCGGAGAAGCAATTGGATCACAACTCCAATGAGAGACGGAAAAAAGAAATTGTTTATTGCTATGCAGAATCCCCAAAAAATATGCCGACGAGGCGGCGGGCGAACTGCTTCAGGTGTTGGGGAGAGGGAAATAGAGCCAGGAAACTGAAAAGGTGTTAAATCCGCGGCGGGGTATCCCCGCCGCGGATTTTTGTGTATCGGTGCGCCCCGGAGCCGATGCAAAAAAAGGGTGGGGGACAGATGAAAAAAACGGAAAATTCCGGAGAAACGGACATCCGGAAGCGTACAATTGTTTTAGGATGAAACGGAGCTGAGCGCCGGGGTGCGAGCGCGGGGCCGCATTTGAGCAAAGCGAAAATGGGGCAGCGAGCACGTTGCCCCCGGCGGGGGCAACGACCGGCCAGCGCGGTTTCGCGCAGCGAAATGGAGCCGAACGGCGACAAGCGCCGGGGTGCGAGCGCGGGGCCAGCCGTGGAACAAAGGAACGTACCCCGGCAGACCCCGCGGGAAAATGCGGGGCCACATTTGAGCAAAGCGAAAATGGGGCAGCGAGCACGTTGCCCCCGGCGGGGGAAACGTCCGGCCGCGCGGTTTCGCGCAGGCGAAATGGAGCCGAACGGCGACAAGCGCCGGGGTTTTGCCGTTGGGGCCCCGGCGCGGCGCAGCCGTGACGGGAACGGCAAAATAGCGGCCCCGGTGGGGCCGATGACCGGCCAGCGCGGTTTCGCCGCAGGCGAAATGGAGGGCGAATGAAGCCCGACAAGCGCCGGGTTTTTGCCGTTGGGGCCCCGGCGCGGCGCAGCCGTGACGGGGACGGCAAAATAGCGGCCCCTGTGGGGCCGGTAACCGGCCAGCGCGGTTTCGCGCAGCGAAATGGAGCCGAACGGCGACAAGCGCCGCCCTGCTCCATGCGGGACAAACGTCCGCGCGGCGGGCGGGGCGCGGCTTCCGGGGCATGCGGACGGAAACAGAAGGGAGATGCAGGAATGACATTGGGTGAAGCAAAAAGCGAAGTGCTGAAGCTGCTGGATGAAACAAAGCCGAAGGCGGACCTGACGGGGAAACTGGACCGCTTTTTTGACATGGGACAGAAAGAGGTAGCGTTGTATTACCCCATCTGGCGCGAAAAAACGTACGCGGCGGAGGATGAAAAAACGCTGCCGCAGGACTGCTGTAAACCGCGCTACGTGATCGTAGACGGTATTGCACATCCGTACACAAAATATTCGCAGCTGCCGGATGCGTTTACGCTGCGCTATGAGGCGTATCCGGCGGACATTCCGGACAATGCGCCGGATGAAACGGAGTTTGATTTGCCGGATGAAGCAGTATTGGCCGTGATTTTTTTCGCTGCGGCGCAGACACAGAGCATGGAATACGACCAGCGGTTTTTCCAGAGCTTTTACGCGCAGTATCAGGGCAAGCTTTCAAACCTTTCCGGCATGACAGATGGACCAACTGCGGTTGTAATGGGTGGCTGCAATGTTTAAACAGACAAATATGCCGCGCGCGTCGGCTCCCACGCTGTCCCAGGTGAAAATTGATACCTTTTTAGGCGCGGACCTGACGAACAGCCCGGCCAACGCGGACGAAAACCGCTCGCCCGACTGCGAGAACATGATCCGCGATGTGCCCGGGAAGGTGCGCAAGCGCATGGGATGGCAGGTGAAGCGGACGCTGGACGGACGAATCAACGGATATCACGCGCTGATGGGGCACGACCCGCTGGTACACGCGGGCACAAAGCTGTACAAGGGCGATTCCGTGGTGTATTCCGACGCAAACGATGCACGCAGCCGCTCGTGGGAATTTGGCGAAAAACTGTACATCGCGGACGGAAAGGCGCTGCTGTGCTACGACGGCACGGCCGTGACGCGGGTGGACGCGGACGCATACATCCCCACGCTGACCATCGCGCGCGCCCCAAACATCGGCGGAGAAGAATATGAAAACGCCAATTTGATATCTCCGAAATACCGGGAGCAGTTCCTCGGGACAGAAAATGATAAGGTGTATCAAATGTCCCTTGTGCCGCTGGACAGTACGCCCGTGGAGGTAGAGCTGTTACAGGCGGACGGAAGCTGGAAGCCGATGGCGGAAAACAGCGGCTTTACTGTAAACCGCACGGCCGGCACGGTCACGTTCACCACCGCGCCGGGCGTATCCCCGGTGGCGGGGCAGGACAATGTGAAAATCACCGCATCACACACGGTTGAGGGCTATGCGGACCGCATCAACAAATGCCGCATCGGCATCCAGTTCGGCGTGAACGGCGCGACGGACCGTTTGTTTTTGTCCGGCAGCCCGCAGCTCATCAACTATGACTGGTACAGCGGATTGAACGACCCCACCTACTGGGGAGACCAGGCCTATTCGGTGCTGGGCCAGAGCGACAGCGCCATTGTGGGATATTCCATTGTAAACGCCCGGCTGGCGGCGCACAAGGATTCCACCGATTCCGACCGGAACGTGATCGTGCGGGAGGGAACCCTTGTGGACAACAAGCCCGCGTTCCCCATCGTGAACATTTTGCAGGGCGAGGGAGCCATCGGGCCGTATTCGTTTGGATATCTGGGCACGGAGCCGCTGTTTTTGACAAAGCTGGGCGTTTACGCCATCACGGCGCAGGACATTACCGGGGAAAAATACAGCCAGAGCCGCAGCTTCTTCCTGAACGGGAAGCTGCTGGAGGAAAACGGGCTGGAGGAAGCGTTCGCGCTGGTTTACAAAGACATGTACTGGCTGTGCCTGAACGGGCGCGCGTACATTCTGGACGGGCTGCAGGCTACGCAGACGGACCGCTCGGCCCCCTATTCCACGCGCCAGTATGCGGGCTTTTACTGCACCAATATCCCGGCCCGCGTGCTGTGGGAGCAGGACGGCGCGCTGTGGTTCGGCACGGCGGACGGCAGGCTCTGCGCATTTGCAAACGAACCGTCCGACCCGCTGAACTACAACGACAACGGCGAGGCGATCTACGCGTGCTGGCGCACGCCGGACCTGAGCGGCCGGACCTTTTACCGCAACAAAACGTTCAGCCGGTTTTATGTGGCGCTGGCCAGCGCGCTGGCGACGGGCGTGCGGGCGTGGGGACGCGTTGCGGGCATATGGGAAGAGCTGTTCAGCGATTTTGTGACGGCGCGGTATTTTTCCTATGCGCATCTGATCTATTCCAAGTTCACTTACTCCAACGACGACACGCCCCGCACGCTGGGGGACAAAATCCGGTTGAAAAAAGTGGACAAGGCGGGGTTCAAGGTGGAAAACGGCGTGCTGAACGAGCCGTTCGGGCTGGACAGCATCGGCATTGAATTTGTGGAGACCGGGTATTACCGGGCCTGAGAAAAGGAGGAGCTTATGGCGTTTCGAAAAATTACAGAAGGGGATATGCTGGGCAAGGGGAACGTGGGGCGGCCGGACACGCCCGGCGTTTCCACCGCCGAGATGCAGCGCATCCTGGACGAGCTGCCGCGGGAGGTGCTTGCGCCCGCGTTCAACGAGCTTGCCGGCCAGCTGGAGGCCGAAACGGCGGCCGCCGACATCGGCGCCGCGGCGCCCGAGGGGGTGACGGCCGCGCCGGCGGGAAAGCTGCAGGCGGTGCTGAACGGACTGCGGGACCTTGTAAAAGCGCACACGGACCGCGCGGACAACCCCCACGGGGTGACGGCGGCGCAGGCGGGGGCCTAT